TGGACCTGACCACGGGCGAATAGCCGGCGATTCGCGGCGGGCTGGGCCAGTTCATCCGCGTGCTGCCGCTGCTGCAGCTGAATCTGTCCACGACCGTGCGCACGACCGCTCAGCGAACCATTGACCAAGACCGGGCGAGAGCCGCATAGGAGCACCCCATGGACACCCTAACCGACACGCTGGACTTCCTGCTGACCACGGCCGAGCGGCTGTTCTACATGTACCACGAGCAGGTGGGCATGGCCGTGGTCGCGCTTGGCCTCCTGTACCTACTTGTGAAGAGGATTTGATGACTACTCAGGACAACAACGCCAGCCCACCAGTGGTGGCAGAGGGGCAGAGCATCGACACGCTGGCAGTGGTCAAGGCCGCCCAAGAATACCTTGTTGACGTGGTTCGCTCGTTTGGCGACGTGAGATGCGCGGCCTACATCTCGACTTGGCACAATCCCGAGAAGATCCATCACTCGATTGGCGCAGCCCTTGCCCGCTCCGCATCGCCAGCCCAGCAGGTGGGCGAGATGAACCTCAACGACTCGGTAGAGTTCGAGCTGACGGAGTTCGGGGCCAAGGTGTGGAACCATCGCTATGCGAGCTTGAATTTGCCGCGCGATTTGCGGCCCGCGTCCAAGCGGGCTGGCGACCGCGTGCGCGAACAGCTTTGGAGCGTCATGCAGACATTCGGCCCGCACATCGGATTAGGCAAGGAAATTCCGTTCGCCCGCAACGTCGTCAGCACCGCACTCGCCGCCAATCAACAGGCACAGCAGGGGGGGCACATCACTGTGGCCGAGCTGATTCGCATGATCCCGAACGGCTGGCATCTGGTGCCGCTGGAATCGCGCAGCAAGATGGACGATGCGGGCCTGCTCGCGCTGCCGGACAACTGCACCTATGACGATGCGGAGAAGTGCTTCCGCGCGATGGTGCTGGCCGCGCCGCTGCCGGAAGAATTCGACATGCCCGCAGCCCCTCACCCGGTAAGCGATAGCGGGGCTGCGCCAGCGGCAGTGGCGCCCAAGCGCATCTCGTTCGCAAAAGCTGGCCGTGACTGCATGAGCGAAGACGCGTGCATTGCGGCAGGCATCAACTTCGCCGCGTATGAGCGCGGCGTGGCAGACGCAATCGAAGCATGCGAACGCATTACCGCCCTTGCCATCCAAGCGCAGGCGCAGCCGGTGGGCGATGCTGATCAGGTGGTGCGCAACGCCAAGCTGCGCGATGAAGTCGCAACCATGTACCAGTTGCTGAACGATGGCGAATGGGCCGAGCACATCGCCACGACGCCTGACGGGCAGTGCTTGGAAACCGCCATCACGGCGCTGATCGGGAAGGCTAACCAAGTATCGCAGGCCCAGCCGAGCGAAAGCGTACTGCTTGAAGGCTTCGCAATCACTGCCGAGGAATTCGCCAAGGTCTACGAAGCGCTGGGCCTCGATCCCGAGGAATACGAAGGCGCTGGGCCGGTGGTGGAAGCTATTGAAGCGCTCAAGGCTGCCGTCCAGCCGGTGAACGCTGACATGCTCCAGCGCTTCGCATCTTGGATCACCATCAACAGGCCAGAGCACTACAAAGACCATGCCTGCGCGCGTTGCGTACCCGGTGGCGAGATAGTGAAGGAAGGCTTCTCCTGCGTGCTGCACGAGGCATTGGATGTGATTGGTGGGGTGCTGCCGGTGAACGCTGACACGGAGCGGGATGCGTGGATCAGCGTCAGCGAGCGCCTGCCAGAAGATGACGGGCGCTACTTGATAACGGCTGAACGGTTCAGCGACGGGCCTTGCATTGACATGGTGTGGTATCGCCGTGGCACTCGTGAATTTGATGCGCTGCATGTTACCCACTGGATGCCGCTGCCCGCTGCCCCCGCCAAGGCAGGGAAAGGCGGTGACGCAAATGGCTGACGAAACCAAGTTCCTTGTGAGCGCCAACGCGTTGCAGGAAGTGTTGGAGGCCCTGAACGGCCCCGGCTATTTGATCCGGGAATTGCAGTTCACTCGCAGTCTGCCGGGCAACGCCATTAACACGTTGATCGAACAGTACAACGAGCAGGTAACTGCCCAACAACACCCCCAAGGAGCCACCCATGGCTGACAACGATAAAGAGCGCGTAGTTTGCCGCAATCCTGACCCTGAACTGGTAGGTGCTGTTGCACGCGGCTGGTGCAGCGAGGCGAACGAAGGCAAGGAAATGGACCCCGACCTTGCGTATGACATCGCGTGCCGCGTTGAGGAATATCTCGCCGCCCGCCGCCAGCCCGCCAGCGGAGAGGCGGTGTATGGGCACATCTGGCGCAATCCCGGCGTGGTCGAGTTTGGCGATTTTATCTTTGAAAAAGGGTCGAGCACTGACTGGATGGAATTCGCCGTGCAGACATACGGCGGCGACTACGTTGCCGTCTACACCACTCCTGTAGCCAGCGGAGAGCCGGGGATGCTGGCCGAGTTCCGCAATATCACAGGGATCATGCGGATGAGTGACCAAACTTTGAAGGTCACATTCGCCTCGGCGCGCTCTTGCAGCGCATTCCACAATGCTTGGTTCGAGCCGCGCGCGGCAGCAGCCACACCCCAACCCACGAGCGAAAGCGAGAAACCCGCCGCCGAGAAGGAGGCGCAGAGCCTGGCCGAAAACGCCCCCCGAAATGACCAGAAACAGAACAAAATCAATAGCTTAACCCCGGCCGAGAAGGAGGCGCAGGGCGGTGTGAACTTCGGTGCGGACGTTGAACTGGGGCGGCTGTTGGATGCTCACCGAGCCGCGAAGGCAGACCACTCCATCCCACAAGGATTGACGGAGTTCGGGAGGACTCGGAAAGCCCTTATCCACTACCTGAATGCGAAGTTCAAAGCCGCCACCCAGCCAGCAGCGCAAGCCGGAGAAGCTTGCCCGCTGTGTGCTAAAGGCATGCTCTTGCACGCGCACTCATGCAATGCATGCGGGGCGATCCTTGGCACATCTGATGATGCCCGCCTAAATGCTGCTTTGCCCCAACCAGCAGCGCAAAGCGCAGTAGAGGCCGAGTTCGTGAGCGAGGAAGTGCAAGTGTTCGCTATCGGGGTCGAGAAACGTCTGTGTGCCGCATTAGGGCGTCGGTGGTCATCTGCCGGAATAAGTATCGATTCGCTGATCGCTGAATTGGTCCGTAAAGCTGCCGCCGCACAAGCGCAGCCAGTGGCGGTGCTGGAGGATGCGCTGACGGATGCTGAAGATAAGGGGTACACGGGGGGTTATCGTGTCGGCCTGCTGGAAGGTGCAAGCGTGGCGCGAGAGCTATATGTGAATCACGTTTATCACACTGGAGTGGATGGATTGCTGGCCCGCTGCCACGAGGCAGAGCAGTACCTAATCACCAAGGCGGAGGCCGAGGCCACACCCGCCACTGTGGCTTCAGACACTACCCCATCAGTGGATGCAAGGGAGCGGGCGCTGGAGGAAGCGGCGAAGCTGGCTGAAAACATGAACAGCCATGGGGAGTTCATCGCTGAACAAATCCGCGCCCTGAAGGCCACGCATCCAGCCGTGGGCGGTGAAGGAGGCAATGATGGCACTCGCTGACTATCGTCTGTGTGATGTATGTGGCGGCAAAGCATTCTATGACGCCAACCTCAGCTATGCCGATGGCCCTGATGAATACTTCCCGGACCGTGCGCCCTACCGTATCGCCGGGCAGCCGCAGTACCAAGACGCATCGCTCAACCACAAGCATGGCATGCGGCTCGGCTACGTGGGCGATTGGGCCGTGATCTGTGAGGACTGTGCCAAGACACATCGTGTGGTCATTGAGGCCCAGCCCACCACCCAACCCGAAGGGAGGGAGCATGGGTAATCGTATCGTGGCAATCCACCCAGCAGGCCTGGCCGCGATGAACATCGAACGGGCCGGGCAGAAATACCAGCCCAGCAACGGCACCGAGGGCGATATTTTCATGTCGGCCTGGTGCTGCGAGTGCCAGCGGGACCGCTCTATGCGCGAAGGTGACCCTATCGAGGAATGCGACGACAACCAGCGCTGCGACATCATCGCCAACACGATGTTCTATGACGTGAGCGATCCGGCCTACCCGAGCGAGTGGCAGTACGGCCAGGATGGGCAGCCGCGTTGCACAGCCTTTGTGGAAGCGGGCGAGCCGATACCGCATCGGTGCGAACACACGCCGGATCTGTTTGCCCACCCCACCGCCACCGAACAGAAGGGGGAGAGCCGTGGCTGACCTGATTCTGCCGGTGAAGCGCATCTACTTCGGCCAGATGCGCGACGGCACCAAGACTGAGGAATTCCGGCTCACGACAGATTTTTGGCGTCGGCGCCTGGAGGGCCGCGAGTATGCCCGGGTGGTGATCACGCTGGGCTACCCGAAGCGCGATGATGCGGCTCGCCGGCTGGTGTTCCCCTGGCGCGGCTACACCGTCAAAACGCTCACGCATCCGCACTTCGGCGCGCACCCGGTCGAGGTGTTTGCCATCGCAGTGCGGTCCGCCGCACAGAACAAGGAGAAGCCCAACCATGGCTGAAGAACTGAACATCGAATCGCTGATGACCGCCTTCGAGGAAATCGCACCTCGATTCCAGATCGACGTGACAAGGACGCCCGAGAACTTGCTTGCTCGAATGGTCATTCAGGATAGGTACAAGTACACGCACACGAATCACTTGTTTCGCCTGTTCTGCGAAGGTGCCCGCCGCACCCACCAGCCAGCCGAGAGCGCTGGGCAGTTGACGGATGAGGCGCGGCACGTCGCAGCGCAGATGGTCAACGTGCTGTTCAACCTCGCGCAGCGGGCCGGGCACACGCTCACCAGTGATGATTGTGCCCTGTTCGACAAACTGCGGAAGGAGTGGGACGCAGTGCGCGCCGTGCGTGCGCAGGCGGATGGGGTGGTGATCACCCAAAAGGAACTGGCTGAGCAGCTGGAGAAAGCATTCATGCAAGGCGCCGAGCGGGGCACTCTGCTGGCCATAGAACGGCTGAATGCGGAAGGGCGCTTGCTCAATGCCACACAAGCAGCACAGAACACGGCGAAGGCCGGGGATTGACAGGTGAGGATTGTCAACATGCTACGCTATTTGACTATCGCAAAATTCGCTATCGAGTCTGGCTACAGCGAGGATGCCATTCGGACCAAGATCCGGGACGGCGTGTGGCCGCAGGACCAAGTGTGGATCAAAGCGCCAGACGGGCGGAACCTGATTGACGTGAAGGGGTATGAAAAGTGGGTCGAGATGGACGGGGTGTTAAAGGTGCATCGGAAAGCAGTATCGAAATCACCTTCCAGTATCGGGGCGTCCGCTGCCGCGAAAGGCTCGCGCTCAAGCCCACCCCCGCTAATCTGAAGCGGGCCGAGCAGCACCGGGCCGCAGTCCTTCACGCCATCGAAGAAGGGACTTTCGACTACGCGGCCACCTTCCCCAAGTCAAAGAATGCCGCCAAGTTCGCAGCCCACCCGGGTGACGTGCTGGAGACGGAAACCTACCTCACCAACTGGCTGGCCCGGCAGCAGAAGCACCTCAAGGCCAGCACCTATGACACCTACCGCAAGATCACGAACGGCCGCTTGATCCCGTGGTTCGGCAGCATGGCGCTGTCAGCCATTCGCAAGCGGGACGTGCGCGAGAAGCTGGATGCGCTGGACGTTTCCAACAAGACGATGGGCAACATTCAGAGCGTGCTTCGGGCTGCCTTGGCGGACGCTGTGGACGATGAGCTGATCGAAACGAACCCGCTGGCCGGCTGGAGCTACACCCGCAACGAAGCGCCGCGCGGGGATGAAATCGACCCATTCAGCAAGGAGGAACAGGCGCTAATCCTGGACGCGTTGACAGGGCAGGGCCGCAACCTGGTGCAATTCGCGTTCTGGACCGGGCTGCGCACGTCCGAGCTGGTTGGGCTCGATTGGAGCGATATCGACCTGGTGCGTGGCGTGGTGGTGGTCAGCAAGGCAATGACGCAGCATGCAGACGCCGCCGAGGTGCCTAAGACGGCATCCGGGCGGCGAGAGGTTAAACTGCTGGCCCTGGCTATGTCAGCGTTGCTTGATCAAAAGCAATATACCTACCTCAAGGGGGCTGAAGTGTTCCAGAACCCTCAGAGTGGCGAGCGCTGGACCGGGGACCAGCCGATCAGGAAGACGCTGTGGCAGTGGGCGCTCAAGAAAGCGGGGGTGCGCTATCGCTACCCGTACCAGACCCGGCATACATACGCCAGCATGATGCTGTCGGCCGGTGAGCACCCGATGTGGGTAGCCAAGCAGATGGGTCATGCCGATTGGACAATGATCGCCAGGCGCTACGGGAAGTGGATGCCGGATGCTGATGCGCTGGCCGGGACGCGCGCCGAAACCGTGTTCGGGGCCCAAAAGACGGGGTAACTCAAGCTGCCATTAAGCTGGCATTCTGAGCCAAAAAGACCCCAAAACACCCCAAAACAATGACCGCGCGGATTTGTAAGTTATTGATTTTGTTTGGTATTCTGGTGGAGGCGGAGGGAATCGAACCCTCGTCCGCAAGCACTCTACAGACAGTTCTACATACTTAGCACTATCTTTT